AAGGACATAGAGGTCGCGCATTTGAGGCAAGAGATCTTGCATCAATCGCTGCGGGTTCTGATGCTATGGCCGCTATCGGTAATAAGCTTGCTGCTTATATTGCCAACCAAAAGCAGAAGGATCTTCTTGCTTCTTTAGAAGGTTGTTTTGGATCTCTTAACGCTAATGATTCAAATAGCGCATTTTTCTCAATGTGCGTTGATTCAGAGAGTGGAGATTCACCAACTGTTTTAAGTCCAAGAACTGTTGCGGCTGCCAGAGCAAAATTTGGTGAGCAAGGTGACAAGTTGACTGCTGTTGCAATACATAGCAACACTTATTACGACTTGGTTGAGCGTAAGTTAATTGATTACGTTTCTACTGCTGATGCCCGTGGTACTACCACAACTCAGTCAGGCGGATCAATGGCTAATGCTTATGGTGGTGACGACAAAGTTCCTACCTTCTGCGGTCTAAATGTCTTGGTTTCAGATGATGTTACCAAGACTGGCTCAGGTGCAACTCAAGAGTATGCAGCTTACTTCTTCCAGCCTGGTGCTGTAGGTAGTGGCGAAATGCAAGCGTTAGACATCGAGCAAGATCGCGATATTCTTGCCAAAAGTGACGCGATCAGTTACGACGCTCATTATTGCTATCACCCAGTTGGTAGTAAGTGGGCTGTTACAACAACAAACCCAACTGTTGCTCAGTTAGGTACTGTTGCAAACTGGTCTAAGGTGTATGAAAACAAGAACCTCGGTATAGCTCGCGCTACCGTAGTTTCTAACTACGACTAGGGGTATTTAACAAATGACATCCGTATTTGAAGCCGTAGGTGGCAAGGCAATTGGTTACGTCTCAGGTGGAGCCGTAACACAGGCCACAAACAAGGGGACAGGTGTAACGCTTAACACAACAAGCGGTCAGATCACAATGAACAACGCTGCTTTAGCTGATGCGGCTGAAGTAACTTTCACTGTGACTAATGACAAGGTTGCTGCTACTGATGTAATCGTGGTTAATCACGGTTCTGCTGGTACAGCAGGCGCATATTGGTTATGTGTTTCAACTGTTGCCGCAGGTTCATTCAAAATTTCAGTTGGAAACCTTTCAGGAGGTTCTCTAAGTGAAGCGATTGTATTGAACTTTGCAGTCTTAAAAGGTGCAGCAAGCTAATGGGCTTGTTCGCTTTTAGGCGACTAAGGGAAAGGGAGGCCGCTTTGGCGGCCTCTGCTTCTTTAGCAGAAAAACCTAAGCCAAAGACAAAACGTAAATCTAAGCCTAAGACTTATGGCGATCTCGATAGTAGCAACGGTGGGAGCAGCGGACGCAAACAGTTATCTGACTCTGGCCGACGCTCAAAGTCTGATTGACGGTTTTATTGAAAGCGCTGATGTTGCCGCTTGGGCTTCTGCTACGACTGACCAAAAAAATAGGGCGTTATATACATCTGCTCAACGTATTGACCGTGAAAGGTTTCTTGGCTCAAAGGTTGACGATACTCAATCAATGCAGTGGCCGAGATCTGGGGTAAGGAAGCCAGATACTTATATCAATACTTACGCTACTGGTTTCCCCTTTCGTATCGTTGAAGATTTTTTCACAGATACAGAAATCCCAGACCAATTAAAAAAAGCGCAAGCTGTTTTAGCTGCTTACTTGAATAATAATAAGGATGCTTTAGATCTAACAGGTTTGGAGTCGTTTAGTTCAATAAATGCGGGGAATGTTTCTGTCACTCCTTATAGGTACGGCTCCATTGGTTTTAATGCAGTTCCGCCAATGTTTGAACGATACTTCAATGGACTTAGAATAAGTGGACCAAGTAACATTGCAGTAAAACGCAGCTAACCATGATTTATCCAGCAGCAACAATCATCACAGATCAAAACACCCATACAGGACGTTTTGGAAAAGTTCACGCGTTAGCAGATGCGTCTTGCACTTTTGTTTCAAGTGATCTTACAGAGAACGGATCATCAACAATTAACGGAATCACTATGAAAGCAGGATCAGAAATTGAAGGAATGGTTATTACAAGTATCACATTGGCAAGCGGCCAAGTTGTTGCTTATCGTTTGTAATGTCTTTTGCTAACGCTTTACAAAACGCGGTTGACAAGGTTGCAAAGGTCAAGGGAATGGGAGTTGATGTCGTTTTTCGGCGTTTAACTCCTGGTACTTACAACGCTTCTACTGGTGTTGTTAAAAGCTCAACAGATGATGAGACAATTAAAGGTATTTTTCAATCTATAAGCAACCGAGAAGTAAGTGATTTAGTTCAAGCGGATGATCGTAAATGCTTGATTAGTGCTGCTTCTGTTAGCAATGTTCCAACAACAAAAGATCAAATTGTTTACGGCGGTGTTACTTATCAAATTATTAGCGTTGAGACAGTTGCGCAAGCGGGGATAGACTTAAGCTATGAATTAATACTAAGAGCATGACGGAGCAGTGGAAGCCAGAAGAAATTCCAAAGAAGGTTGAAGGGCTTTTGGAAGCTTTGTTGCAAAGTGCTGTTTTAGAATCTGACGCTCGGTTAAAAGTTGGCACACCTGTTGACACTGGGAGGCTTAGAGCCTCATGGCAAATATCAAAAGGGGAGGGTAATCCATCGAACCCTATTGATGCAGGAGGAAGCAAACAGTATGGAGACACTTCACCGCCGCGAATGATTACAGATGCTTCCACTAATGCGGTAAGGATTGTTAGAACAGGGCCGAAGGCAAATTATGACGTAACTAAAAAACATTCATTAGACACTGTCTATACGATTACAAATAATATGGAATATGCGGAGCCAATTTGTTATGGAACAGCCCGACCAGCTTCATGGGTTGCTTCAGGAACAACAGGCAGTTTACAAAACCCACCGCCTTGGGTCGAAGGAATAGCAAAAGGTATGCAAAAATATATAGATTACAACTGGGAAAAATTTGTAAAGGAAACAAATTAAATGGCTGCTACTAATCTAAATACTGTTCGTTCTACGATTGAAAGCCGTTTAAAAGATGAGCTTGAAACAGGCACTCCACCTGTAACAGTTGTTTTCAGTAATGTTCCTGCTATTCCGACTTCTAATAAAAGTTGGTGTCAATGTTCAATGAGTTTTAGTAGTAGCAGTTATCTGTCTCAGGGAGGGACATCAGGATCAAGCAATGTTTTAACGGGTTTAATGTCCGTTAATATCTTTACTCCTAGAGGACAAGGGGCGGGTGATAGTTATGTGATCGGTAAGCGTGTTAGAGATCTATATAATAGGATTAATATTTCAGGTGTTTACTTTGATCCGCCTATTGGCCCTGAAGTCATGTCGTCTCCATCTCCTGAAGGTTACTTTCAGACGCAGGTGCGAGTAACATTTGAAGTAATTGAGGAACTTTAACTAATGGCTCTTACAGAAGAACAACTTGACGCTGTTGAAGCGGTGAAAGGGAAAAGAAATCCTGCTTTATTCGATCCGCGTTGTCAGCAATATTTGGATCAAAAAAAGAATTGCGAGGTTAAAACTGTAGATAAGTCCGATAAGGGCTAAACTTTACACATCATTCCTTTTTAATTAAATGGCTTTTTATCGAGGTGAGGAGGGCTCCGTTAAGTTCAAGAACGCAGCAGGGACAACTGAGGCGGTAGCGGAAACAACAGCATGGAGTCTTGACATCTCAAAAGATGTATTAGATTGCACTGCTCATGGAGATACTTCAAGATCTTACGTTGGGTCTTTAATCTCTGGCACTGGTTCTATTGAATTTAACTACACAGCCGCTTCAGGTAACGAAACTAAAAACCTACTTGATGAGGCTTTAGTTACTGAAGATGCTGCTGATGCTCAATTCGAGCTTTACATTGATACTTCTGGATCTAAGAAGTGGAGTTTTTCAGGCATTATCACTGGAATGAGTACTTCAACAGCAATTGGCGACTTAACAAAAGTCACCGCTAATTTCCAGACCAGTGGCGCAATTACTAGCGCAGCGTAGAATCTAAGAACCTGACCTGAATTTTTTATGTCTGCGAATAAAAATCGCACCGTTGATTTGCTCTGCGGTGCTTTTGACTTGAATGATCGCCGTAAGTTTGAATTAACAGATTCAAAAGGAAATCATGTTGTTGACCTTTACTTTAAAGCGATTACCCGTGCTGATCGTGTCTTGTCGATGAAGTCGGCGGGTGATGATGCCTTGAAGGCAAGCACTCAACTTCTTTGCATCAAAGCAGAGCTAGAAGATGGAACGAAAGCTTTTTCTCCAGGCGATGCAATTAAATTGCAAAGAGAATTGCCTGAAAAAGTTTTAAATGAGCTTGAATTATTCTTAAACGGATTAGAAGAAGGAGCAGAGATTGGCGAAATAAAAAAGCTTTAGAAGAAGACGAATGGTTGTTCTTTGAGTTTTTCTTGGCGACAGAGTTAGGAATGACTGTTGGAAGGTTGCGTAATGAAATAACTGAAGCGGAATTAATAGCTTTTGCGGCTTATTACGAGTTAAAATCTGACTATGAGAAGCGATCAAGCTAGAATCTTTGCATGGCTGAATCATTAGTAAAATTTAAGGTTGACGCGCGAGACGCGATAAGAAAGATTCGTGAATTAGGTAATGCAACAGGACGTTTAGCAAAGCAAAATTTATTAGCTAAGAAAAGTTTTGGCGGTCTTCAAGGTGTATTAACAAAACTAGCTTTAGTTGAAACAGGACGGCGCATGACCAACATGGCCGCATCCTTCAAACAGACTCAGATCCGTTTAGAACTATTATCAAAAGAATATGGAGAGAACGCAGGAGCGCAAGATTTAGCAGCAAGGGCAGCAAAAAGATTTGGATTAAGTCAAACAGAAGCGTTAAGCGGTATTACAGATATTTATGGACGTTTAAGACCTATAGGAGTGACGTTAAAAGAGATTGAAACGACATATATGGGTTTCAATGTTGCAACGAAACTTGCAGGAGTTAGCGCACAACAAGCCTCTGGAGCGTTCTTGCAGTTATCACAAGCGTTAGGTTCTGGCCGTTTGCAAGGTGATGAATATAGGTCAATTGCGGAGCAGCTACCAATTTTGACTCAGATTATTGCAAAGGAAATGGGCAAGCCTATTGGTCAAATTAAGAAGCTTGCTTCAGAAGGAAAAGTAACAAGTGAAATTGTTATCAAAGCTTTAAAGCGTATTGAGAACGAGGGAGGCAAGAGCATTGAGGCCTTAATGGCAAGATCGCCTGAGCAACAATTCAAAAATCTACAAAATGCAATCAGTGACTTGAGTATTGAGTTAGGTGATTATCTAATTCCTGCAACGATAGCTGTAACTCAAGCTTTAACGGCTTTAGTTCGAGGGGTGCAAGATTTACCTGATCCAGTTAAAGCTACGGCTGTTGCTTTTGCTGCTGTAACGACTGCGGTGGGGATTGGTGTCTCTGCTCTTTGGAAGTTGTTTAATATTTATCGAGCTTTCAGGATCTTCTTATTGCGCAAGTTTATTCCTGCTCTTGGATTAACTAAGGCAGCAATGGGGCCAGTTGCTTTAGGTCTAGGTTTGGTAACTGTGGCTATTGCTGCGGCTGGCAATCAATTTGTTCAGAATAAAAGAGACGCCGAAGAGTTTAATGACGTTCTGAAAGGGACAGAAGTAGCAGCTATAAAAGCCGCTATTGCTATCAGGAAAAAGACAGTATCTGAATTAGAAGACCGCATGGCAAGCGCAACAGGTAAGTCAAAAAGAGGAAATGTAAGGTTAAAAAAAGAAGCTAAAGAGGCACGGGAGGAAATAGAGAAGTTAAATCAACGCTTGATTGAAATACCAGCAGAATTAGCGGCTGAAAAAATAATAAAAGCAAGCGAAGCGATGGGTGCGTTGAAAGATATAACGAAACAAACTTCAGCTCAATTCCAAGATGCTTTTGCTAAGAAGTTTGGTCAGTATGCCAAGACTGTCCATGATTTTGGTGGTCAAGCTGCTGACATCGTGGTGAAATCTTTTCGTGGAATGGAAGACGCTTTAGTTTCCTTTGTCCAGACTGGGAAGCTGTCATTCTCTGATTTTGCAAGGTCAATTATTGCTGATATGGCTCGTATTGCTATTAGGCAGCAGCTCATTGCACCATTAATGAGTGGTTTCAGCGGTTGGCTTGGTAAGAAGTTTGGGCCAGCTAAGCCTGTTGATGTTGCTAGTCAGCTAGGAGGAGTGGAGGCAATGATGGACATAGAATCAGGAAGGACGAGGGCAAGAGGAGGCCCAGTAAGAGGCGGGCAATCTTATTTGGTCGGGGAGCGAGGCCCAGAATTGTTTGTCCCTGGTTCGAGTGGCAACATCACTCCGAATCATCAGCTAGGCGGTTCGACTTCTGTGGTCGTAAACGTAGACGCTTCTGGTTCGTCTGTTGAAGGCGATGCTGAAGAAGCAAGAAGCTTTGGCAAAGCTATTGCTGCGGCTGTTCAGCAGGAACTTGTTACTCAACGCCGACCAGGCGGTCTTCTTAGTGCTTAATTATGGCTAATTTCCCTACAACAGTAAAACCTTCCTATGGGGCCTCGAAAAACAGTGCTCCTAGTGTAAGAGTTGCTGCCTTTGGATCAGGTTATTCTCAAAGAAGTGTTTATGGAATTAATCAAGATTTAAAAAGCTGGAATTTTAGTTGGGAAAACATCTCCGAGACAGATGCTGATGAAATTGAAAATTTCCTTGAAGCAAGAGGAGGAGCTGAAAGTTTTAGTTATCAACCACAAGGAGAAGCAGCGTCTAAAAAATATATTTGTATTGAATGGTCGAAAAGTATTCCATATTTAAATAGAGCAACAATTAACGCTACATTTCAACAAGTAGCAGAGGCTTAAATATGCCGACAGTTCCTCAGTCGATACAAGAACAAATTCAAATGCTCGAACCCTCTGCGGTGATCGAGCTATTTCAATTACATCTTACGGCAGTTACAAATGGCATTGATGCTGTGTATTACTATCACGCAGGAACGAATGAGATTTATGGAAATATAGTTTTTAATTCAATTACTTATAGTGCTGTCCCTTGTGAGATGGATGGGTTTAAAAGGTCATCAACAGGCACCTTACCGAGACCTACTTTCACAATTGCTAATGTCAATAGTGCTGTCTCTTCTTTAATCGCATCTTATAATCCTTTAGATGCAAAAATTGTAAGAATAAGGACATGTAAAAAATTTCTTGATGCTGTTAACTTTTCAAGTGGTACGAATACAACAGCGGATCCAACTGCAATTTTTGAAGAAAATGATACCTGGTATGTAGACCGAGTTGCTTCTGAAACGAAGGAAATTGTCAGTTTTGAACTAGCAACAAAGATGGATCTAATGAATGTTCGTTTACCACGACGGCAAGTATTGGAGCATTGTCCTTGGCAGTTTAAAAGTGCTCAATGCACCTATGCTGGAAATGATTCCACTTGTGGTCATAAATATTCAGATTGTGTCGCAAAATTCCCAGGAGCGGAGAGGTTACCCTTTGGAGGATTTCCTAGTGCAAGACTTCAGATGTAAAGCAGAGCAACATGCACTAGAACAAGCCCCAAAAGAAGCTTGCGGTGTTTTAGTTAATGATCTATATCATCCTTGCAATAATATCGCAGATCAGTCTGATCAGATTTTTATTTTAGATCCAAAAGACTACATAAGAGCAAGAGCAAAA